TTGTACCCTCGGGAGGTGAGCAAGCATGAACTGGAGATCCGTCCTGGCACGAGCACTCCGGATCGAACCACGGCCTGAACCGAAGCGGACCCGAATCGTAGACGCCACGTTCAACGTGCCCCCGCGCGGGCATATCGTGACCGAGATCACAGAATCGACAATCCGGGCAACCCAGGGCGAATCATGGCAGCCACCACCCCCCGCGAGACGTGATCCTCGACGTCCTCGATCTGACAGTTGGTGATTTCCGGTCTCAACGGACCACGGCAGTTGGCGTAGTATTTGACAGAGCCACGAAGTGCGACCATGATAAGTAACGTTGGCCCGAGTGTGTACGGGGAAGAACATCCACGCGCGCCGTGTGGTTGGCCGTACACATTCGGGCTTTCGCGTAGGGGTCAGCGGCCCGAAAGGATTCCATCAATGGGAACGTACCGACGCCCAGAGACGTTGTCGAAAGAACCGGAGGCGGTTCGGAGGCGTCTTCGGAGCCGAAACAAGGCGAGCATGAGGGATCTCCAAGTATTGGCTGACAGCAGTCGAAAGCCATTGGACGAATGGGATCTCGAAGAACTGGCCCGAGGTAAGCCACGGGACAAGAACGGTGGGTTCCAAGGGACCGCGCCTAAATGGATCACGCCGGTCATCATGCAGGAAGCCAAGCGCCGGTTGCATGTCGGTGCGTTGTCTACGTTGGGCGCGTTGGTCGGGGACGCCATCAAAGTGGTGCATACCATGATGATGGACGACAGCACTGACGACAACGGACGGCCCATCGTGGACAGTCGTACCCGGTTGGCTTGTGCCATGTTCATCATCGACCACGTACTGGGCAAGCCCAAGCAACGCGTCGAGATGGAAGCAGATGGTGGGTTCCGGACGATGCTTGCCAAGGCTTTGCTGATGCGGGATTCGGCGACAGGGCAACTCACATCCGCTCATCCGGTCATTGACCTTGAATCAGAGGAGTGGACCGATGAAGACGACGAGTGATGACCCGACGTGCGCCACGTGTGGGCGTCCGCACGGTGGGGACTACCAACCACGCCACCCATTCCGGTCCGAGGGCTCAGCGTTGGTCTGGGAACCTCCAAAAGGTGACGTGACGGCCAAGCCATCGCGGTTCCCCATCGATCCGGTGTTGCGCCAGGCGTTGGTTGATCGAGGCTTTATCACTCCACAAGACCTCAAGGACGCAGAGGCCAAGATACAAGCCGTAACCGGGGTGTTCCAAGACGCGGTTCGTGACGGGGCAAAGGAAGAGGTGAACGACGATGGGGCAGCCAATTCCGGCGGCTGGGGCAGAGTTCGGCCTGACGCCACTACGCCCTGAGCTTCACACAACGGTGGTCGTGCCGTACACTTCGGAATCCATCGTGTCCGAGGGGGACTACACGAAAGGGACCGAGTTCGGTGGTGTGGATGGTGTGGTACAACCCCCTCCGCACCGGTCAACCGCAAGGGAACGTCGGTCGATGGTGATGTTCCTCGATCCGGCAGACCCCGGTGATGGATCGCCTGGTTCGCTGGCACCACCGGACCTGGAGGGCGACTTCACGTGACGTCGGTACTCTCCGAGGATGAGGTGGTCCTGTCCAAGGAAGAGTACTTCGACCTGACCGGATACACACCACACCAAGGCCAACGGGTGATGCACTTCACTCCGGCCAGGTTCAAAATCGTTTCTTGCGGACGGCGATGGGGCAAGACGTTGTTCGGGGCGAAGGAAGCTGAGCCTAACACGTTCGTCGCTTGCCCTATCACAGGTGAAGCACAACAAGGATGGATCATCGGTCCGCAGTACATGCACGCGGAGAAAGAATTCCGGATCGTTTACGATTCGCTCCGTAAGATGGGTGTGGACCGTGATTCCATCAAGTTCTTGAACAACGTAGAATCCGGTAACATGCACATCAAGACCAATTGGGGATTCGATCTGCAATGCCGATCGGCAGCACACCCTGAAACCTTGGTTGGCGAAGGATTGAACTTCATTGTGATGGCCGAGGCCGGTCTGCAAAAACGGAGGACGTGGCAGTTCGTCCGACCGGCGTTGTCCGACCGTCGTGGTTGGGCCATCTTCACCGGGGTTCCTGAAGGGAAATCTGAACAATCGTTGCTGTACGCGTTGTACCAGCGCGGGCAGTCGTCGCGTCCAGTGGACCGGGCATACAAGTCGTGGCGGATGCCATCGTGGACAAACACAATGGTGTTTCCCGGAGGCCGCAACGACCAGGAAATCTTGGACGCCGAAGAGGACTTGACCGAAGACGAGTTTAATCGTCAGTACGGCGCGGACTTTACCGAAAAAGTCGGCGCGGTCATGAAAGAATGGGACGACGATGTTCACCTTGGTGACTTCGATTACGTTCCGGCTTGGCCGTTGTACATGGCTGTTGACTACGGGTTCACCAACCCTTTTGTGGTGTTGTGGATTCAAGAGAACCCCATCACAGGCGACCTCCGGGTGATCGGGGAACGTCGGTGGTACCAGGTGGACACCGAAGAGGTGTGTATCGACCTGTTGAATGACCATTCGGGATTCGTGGCTGCATGTCGAGCCATCTACCCCGATCCGGCAGAACCGGACGACACGCGGACGATGGCGCGCAAGCTTCGGATTCCCACACGGACGAACACCGGTGGTGAGTTGAAGATTCGTCTGGCATTGATCCGTCGTGTGTTGAAACTCCCTAAAGATGTGGCCATCGACCACCCTTCATACCGGCCCAAGTTGATGGTGGACCGGTCATGTCACGAGTTGGCTTGGGAAATGCGTGAGGGTTACCGGTGGCCTGAACATCGGTCTGAAGTGCGCAGTACATCGGAGAACCCGATCGACAAGAACAACCACGGTGTGGAGGCATTGGGTCGGTTCATGAAAGGCCGATACCGCACCGTCGTGCCTGGCCGAACCAACGTGACGAGTGCGAGGTGGTGAAAGCGTGGCGACGAACGTCTTTACTCCGTACTCGACAGCAGCGGGGTTGTTCGGGCAGAAACCGGGATGGGTCACTGACGAACTGGATGTGATGCGGATCCAGTCGTACCAGTTGTACGAGCAAATCTACTGGACTGTGCCGGACATTTTCAAGATTCAGTTCAGAGGCACCAACGACAAGGCCATTTATCTTCCATCGGCTCGGACAGTGGTTGACACCACAGACCGGTACGCCGGGGCACAGTTCGCAATCAACCTCACTGACCGAGTGTCCGGTGCATCAGACTCGGCTGATGTGGTGGCCGCTCGAGAAGTGCTCCGAGATTTGTTCGCACGCGAACGGTTCCGATCCAAGTTCGACGGTAACAAGCTGTACGGCATCATTCGTGGAGACTGGGTGTGGCACATCACGGCCAATCCCAACAAGCCGCAGGGATCGCGGATCTCCATTGTGTCGATCGATCCGGCCATGTACTTTCCCGTCACGTCTGATGACGACGTTGACGAAGTGATCGCGGTTCATCTGGCTGTCCAGATCTCGACACCCGATGGTGCCCGCATCCACCGGTTGACGTACCGCAAGGAACAATCAGCACCCGGGGTGTTCACCGGTCGGATCACGGTCGAGGAAGGATTGTTCAAACTCGACAAATGGGAGATGCCGGACACCAAACCGGATCGAGTCATTCAACAGCCGACTCAGCTTCCGGATTCCATCACGGCTATCCCGGTGTACCACGTGAAGAACTTTGAAGAGCCAGGCAACCCGTTCGGATCGTCGGACGTCCGGGGTTTCGAAGTCCTCATGGGGGCCATCAACCAGACGGTGTCCGACGAAGACCTGGCGTTGGCCCTCGAAGGCATCGGCATGTACGCCACAGATGCCCCAGAGCCCACGGACGATGATGGGGTGGTCGTGGGGTGGCGGTTGGGCCCCGGGCGCGTTGTGCACCATCCAGAGGGGTCTACGTTCAATCGTGTGGATGGCGTCAAATCGTTCGGGCCGTACGGGGACCACTTCGACCGGTTGGTGTCGTCGCTTCGCCAGGCGGCAGCCACACCGGATGTCGCGATCGGCACAGTGAATGTCGAGATCGCCCAGTCGGGTATCGCACTCGCTCTCCAGCTTTCACCGTTGGTCGCCAAGACGGAGAAAAAGAACCATCTGTTGATCGACGTGCACACTCAGATGTTCTTCGACATTTTGAACGGATGGTACCCGGCATACGAAGCCACATCGTTCGAGAACTTGCGGATCGAGGCAGCGTGTGGTTCGGCAGTTCCGGTCGATCGCGCCGAGCGATTCACTGAACTGAACGACATGTTGGATCGGAAGGTGATCGATCCGCAGTACTATCGTGACGAGGCGACAAAGCTCGGATACGTGTTCCCCTCCGACATCCAGAACCGGCTGGATGGCCAGGCTGAGAAGGATGCGGCCAACACCGCAGCGGCGTTCGGTGCGACTGCCCTTGCAGCCAACGCGAATGACACCACACCCCCTGAGGGGAGTCCGACTCAATGACGATTTCAAAGATCGCAGTACATGGGTCGTTTGTCATTCCGTCAAGCGCCGGTGATATCTCGGCCGAGGGATGGGTGTCGTTCATCGCGCCGTCTGAGATCCGAGATCCGACATCGAACGTGATTCTGGTTCCGATCGAACAGCGATACCCGTTGGTGAATGGGGCGCTCAACGTCAACATCTACCCGACCAACCACCCGGACATGGCGCCTACCGGGTGGGCATACGCGGTCCGGTATCGGTTCTTCGCGCCTGGGTCGTCCACCGTGTATGGCCGGACATCGGACTTCAGCTTGGTCGTTCCTTACGACTGGGTCGGCACATTTGAGCTTGCGGATGTCGCTCCGTCCATCGCGGTCATTCCTCTGGTGTCATACGCAACGGCAAGTGATCTCAATGCATTGGAAGCCAGGGTAGCGACCCTCGAAGCGGGTGGAGGTGGCGGGGTGGCGGTCAATTCGGTATTCGGACGTACCGGTGATGTGGTGTCGGCTTCGGGCGATTACACCGGGAGTCAGGTAACCAACGCACCGGCTGGCAGTATTGCAGCGATCACGGTGCAAGGAGCGATCAACGAACTTGATTCCGAAAAGCTGAGTATTGCTACGGTTACCGCCAAAGGTGACTTGCTGGCTGCCACGGGTTCAGGCGTCATAGCCCGGGTTGGTGTGGGATCGGACGGGCAAGTCCTCAAAGCCAATTCCGGCGCATCCGCTGGGGTGTCATGGGGTGCCGGTGGGTCGACGTTCCAAGGAACCTGGGCAGCGTCCACGGTGTACGTTACCGGGGATCTCGTCACGTATGCCGGGGAACTGCTCATCGCTACGGCGAACCACACTTCGGGTGCTGGGTTCAGCCTCACGAACTGGACTGTCCTCAGTGGACGTCCTGGTGTCTACAACGTCAAGCTGTACGGCGCAAAAGGCGATGGTGCGACGGACGACACTGCGGCCATCAACGCAGCGATCACTGCCGGGTTCAACGCGGGCACGTCGAATGGAACTTCATACGCCGAGATCATGTTCCCACCTGGTGAGTACGTGGTGTCCACGGCCACAACAAAAGGTGGGGCCACCCAAGGCAACGCGCAGATTCCCCTCCCGGTCGTCGCGAGCACGGCGGAGAAATTCACCCTGGTATTCTCCGGTGTGGTTGACTCCACAGCCTTCGTGCACTGGGAGCAAACGGTGGCTCAACGGAGTGGTACCGTCATCCGTTCTACGTTGACTGGCCTGGCGTTGGATGGAACGTGGGGTGCGCCTTCGGTCATCGGTGGTCCGACCGTGGCGCAAGGTTCAGGCGTGTACAACAACATGAAGGTGGTGGTTCGAGGAATCACCATCATGGCGCCTTTCAATCCGGGCATCATCGGACTCGATCTCAAGTTCTGTTCTCAAATGCACGTGGTGTCGTTGGCGTGTTTGGCCAATGCCCCGGCTGTCGGATCGCCATCAATCACCACACTGCCGACGAACGACCTCGGGATGGGATTGCGCGGCCCACAGAACGGCAACAACGACTGTTACATGATCGACGATTACGCCGTGGAGGGGTTTTACTACGGCATGCAATGGGGCGAGCATGTGGCCGCGTTGCGCATCGCTTCCGTGTATTGCCGGGTGGGCGTTTTCCTTGCCACAGGCGGGGGTTCGTACCACGGAGGAACGATCGTGAACATGTCGGTCGAAGTTGCCGATGTCGCGATCCAGACAGCGGGTACTCCAGGATCGGCCTGGCCTGTGCATATAGCCCAGTTGGCTGTCGAGTCAGTGACCACGTCCGTGGATGACGGAAATGGCGTCCTGCGCGGGATGATCTATTACACCGACACGTTGGACGCCGGTCCTTCGATGACCGGTGGGGCACATGTGAAAATGATATGTGTCAGCCAGAAAGGCCAGCCGGGGACCAAGACCGCACCGGGCATCCCGTCATCTACCACACCGCTGGTGAACCCGTTCTGGCGGGACTGCGCAGTGGTGGTGTCCGGGGGCACTGTGTCGGCCATCGCAGTTGATGGTGTCGCTACCGGGTACACCAACACTGGCCATACCGTGATTGTGCCTTCCGGAAAGTCGATCACGTTGACTTATTCGGTTACACCTTCATGGACGTGGACAGCGTTGTAACCAAGCGGATCATGTGGCATGGTGTTGGGGAACGAACAACACCGATCCCAGGAGGGGACATGACCGACACCACGCTGCCGAACGTTCCGGTCGAAGGCGACGACGTTCCGCAGGCGGAGTACATCAGCACTGAGGACGTGGACGCGACCCACGCGGCAGAGGCCACGGACGAGGATGAGAGTCCGCTCGCGGACGACGTCTCCCCGGGCCACGACGCGTTCTGATGGTGCGCGATAGCATTTGGGACTAAACATCCCGTAAAGCCCCAGGGCCCGATCGCTCCCGTTCATCCCCATCCGGGAGAAATGTCTAGTCCCCCACTGGACGATCGGGCCCTGGTTGCAAGTCCGCATTTCATGTGGTCTGGGAGGTGTCGGTGGCATCCCCCAATCCGCAGAATGTTTACGGCAAGGTTCAACTGGCCTACGATGCCAAGCTGAATTCCATCCTGGAGCGAACCGCGCGGGACATCCAGTCACGCATTGCTCGGTTGCGTCCCGGTGTGGGAGGCGAGGTCCGTAAGGCACAGCTCAACTTGGTGTTGAACGAGATCCGGAACATCCAACAAGCCATGTGGGTGTCCAACGTCGGGCCGACCATCCAGCAAGGCAAACGTGCCGCTGCGAAGGCCGCTGAATCGGCCACAGAGGCGTTGGAACGGGTTTTGTACACCGCACTGCCCGAATCGGTGGCCGAGGCCGTCAGAGGCGGTCTGAGGACCACTGCGATGGCTGGTATCGAACGTGACCACGCACGGATACCCCGGGAGCTTTCCACACGGGTGTATCACGACTTCGTACTGACCAGCGGTCAGGTGGAGCGGACGATACGGTCTGGCTTGATAGCCGGACTGTCCGCGCGTGAGCTCGCGGCTGACGTATACCACTTCATCAGTCCGACCACGCCAGGCGGTGCGTCGTATGCTGCGATGCGCCTGGCTCGGACGGAAATCAACAACTCGTACCATGAGCAGCAAAAGCTCGGTGGCCAGCGGCCCGGAGTCAAATCTGTGAAATGGAACCTGTCAGGTTCGCACGGGAAGCCGG